GATCGCGCCCGGGCGTCGTGGTACCTGGTGCTCAAGGGAAAATGGAACCTCGTCGGCAGCTTCCCTGAGCTGAATGCCAAGCAGGTAGCCGCGGCCTTGCCGGGCATTCGCCTGCGCCTCGATGCCGGTGAGGGTTCCAACCTGTCGAAGTGGGTCACCACTGGCGAGTTGCTGGACTGGTACGCCGACCGCATGGCCCGCGACCGCAGCCTGTCGAGCAAGCGCAAGAAGACCGGCGCCTCACTGATCAAGTGCCACCTGAAGCCGTTGCTGGGCGCTGTGCCGCTGGCTGGCATCGACAAGGCCACGCTCGACGATCAATTCATGTGGCCGGCGCAGGAAACCATCGGCATCGATTACGTGCGCTCGGCGTTCCAGCTGCTGGCCCTGGCCTTCCGGCAGGCGTTCAAGCTGCGGCTGATCGCGACCAATCCTATGAAGGACGTCAAGTTCAGCGATTTCTCCAAGGCAAAGGTCGGGGTGAAGCCTTCACGGCTGCGGGTGACCCAGCTTCAAGACCTGCTCACCCAGCTGCGGGAGGCCATGACCACCGCGCCGGCTGATGCCCTGTTCGCCCTGATGATGCTGTGCCATGGCACCCGCATCGGTGAGACCCGTCAGGCCCAGTGGTCGCACGTCAGCCTGGCCGAGCGTGAGTGGTTCATTCCGGCCGAGAACACCAAGACCGGCGTCGAGCATCACCTGCCGCTGACCGACCAGGTGCGCCAGCTGCTGATGACCTATCGCGAAACCCAGTGGGCGAACGGCTACGACGGGCAGTTCCTGTTCCCGTCCCGCAACGGGAAGGCGCTGAGCGAGGGCCAGGCCAGCGCAGTGTTCACCCGCCTGGGCAAGGGCGGATGGACAAGCCACGACCTGCGCAAAGTGGCCCGCACCGGTTGGGCAGACATTGGGGTCGACCACCTGATTGGCGAGCTGCTGATCAACCACGCGATGGGCCACAACGTGAAGGTGTACATCCAGTCCGACGTCATGAGCCGCAAGCGCGATGCCTTGGAGAAGTGGCACGCGCATCTAGACCAGAAGGGTTTTCATCACATTCACGGATTGACCGGCTTTAGAACGGGAGATTCTGGTAATGGGCTGGAAGCCACGCAACACAAGGGCTGCGAGGCCATTCAAGAATCAACCATAGGCGAGGTTTAAAAATGATGATTTTGCTCAATGCGGCCTCTGGCCTCGCTGTAAATCCGAAGCTGATAGCGGCGGTCCAATTCGCTGAGGCCGGCCGGCCTCGTCTGATCATCACCATGAAAGACGGGTTCGAACTGGTGATTCATCACGAGCCGGAAGCCGGGCTTGATGTCCGAGCCATTCACCGGCGTTTGGTGGTGTCCGTATGAAAAAGTCGCACGGACCCGCCTTAGTGCGAACCCTGATCCCGCTTACCGACTGCCCGTCGTGCGCTGGTAAAGGAATGATCAGGGGCGTTTTCTACGAGCTCGATTGCATCGGCTGTCACTCGTCCGGCTTCGTCCATGCCCAGACCCTTGAGGTGGTGCCGCTGGAGCAGCTGGTGGTTCAGCTCGGCCGAATGGCTCGTCGGGGTGGCGCACAGATCACCGGCAAAAATCCGACTCACTTGATCGTTGATGAATACCAAACAGCAAACAGCCGCGGGCCTGGCGGTTCGTCTTACAAGGGGGATTGAGCATGGGTATGTATAAAGACGTGATGGGCACCCTCGTGCGCGTGCTCGCCGCCGATAACATCGATAACAGCACCAAGCAGTCCTGGCAAAAGCTGATCGACGCCGATCTGCGCCAAGGCGGAAATGGCAGCTCCCTATCGCCCCGCGACAAGTTCGATTACGACTGCTGCTTATATGCGCTGCTGCACCGCCAGCTCGCCCCCGCGCAGTGGGACGTGTTGGTCGCCAAGTATTCAACTCACAAGGCCAACAAAGTCGCCGCGATCGGCAGGCTGGTCTCGCGAATGACTTCGCCGGCGCCCGAGCTGTTCATTTACAAAGCGCTCACGGCTTGGGCTATCCCGAAGCTGAAGGGCGTTCAGTCGGGTAAGCGTTCGACCGACATGATTGTGCTGCCGGCCGAGTTCTATGACATGAACACCTGGGATCTGGCTGGCTCACCGGAGCGCACGCGGCGCAACTGGCGTGGTGGAATACACAAGCGACTTGAGCAGCTGGAAGAGGCTGCGGTGATCCATGCCACCGAGATTTTCGACCGAGAACAAATCTTTGTTGATGCCGCTTGACCATGATGGCCACTTGGCCGTAAATTAACCCAATCATGTCGATCTTGCGCGTTATGAGAGACGACCAAAAAATTCTGAGCCCCGCCATTGTGCGGGGCTTTTTCGTTTCTGGAGTATCGGATGGATCCTACTGACCTCGGCCCAGGCACAGCCACCTGGCTTGGCGGTACCGGAACCGTGTTGCTGGCAGCATTCCTTTGGTTGCGTAAATTCCTGTCGAAGGATGCTGCCGACAGGGCGATGGATAACGCCGATATCTTCACGCTTCGCCGGCTGAATGAGCTCCTGGACTCCGAGCGTGTTGCACGAAAGGAGGCTGAAGCTCGCGCTGACCAGTTCGCGAAGGAGCGCAACGAGCTCGCCGCAGCGGTAGGTCGGATGGAGGGAAAGATCGAAGCCCTCACCAGTCACGTCGCACAGCTCACTGCAACGGTTACCTCGCAGAGCGAAGAGATCGCCCGCCTGCGTACCAAGCTGGGAGGCATCAGCTGATGGACAGATGCGCTATGGAATTCATTGCTCGCCGCTGGTGGCGTCGGGCAGAGATCTGGGTGATCGCCGCGCTGCTGCTCGTCGGCGGCCTGATCCTTGGTTATCAGGCTGGCGTGTGGTCAGCGAGCAGTGAGCAGACCAAGCAGCTCGCAGAGGTTCGCGCTGCCTACGACGCAGCGCTGGGTAAGCGCGACGTCCGCCTCAACAGCCTGGCCGAGAAGACGCAGGATGCAGCGGTGAAGGTGCAAGAAGCGTCGAATTCAGCAGTCCAGGCCGCCGACACTGCGAGCAAGGCAGCGGAGAAGGTCAACGAAGCTGTAGAGCGGAAAACACCATAAGGCGCGACACGTTTCGCGAGAGTGCAAATTGTGTCGCGACACGCGGCGAGGATGCGGAACATGAGTGGCAAGGCCGAGTACTACCAGATGAAGGGCATGGTCAGCGAGCTGACGCCGGAAGAGCAGGCTGAGGTCATGAAGGTTGAGGCCGAGGTGATCGCGATTGCCAAGCAGTCCGACAAGGCATTGATCGGTGCGCTCATGGCGATGATTCGAATCTCGCTGGAGGCTTGATCATGGCTCGCCCATGCCGCTCCTTCGGTTGTCCGGCTCTGGTCAAGTCAGCCGATCAAAAAGGCTACTGCGATGCCCATGCCGAACTCCGGTCAGGTTGGAGCAAGCGCGAGGATAGGTCGGGTAGCACGACTTCCCGCAACTACGGTCATGCCTGGCGCGTCCAGCGCGCCCGCATCCTGAAGCGCGATCACTACCTCTGCCAGTTGTGCGCAAGGTCGGGTCGGGTTGAGTCGGCGAACGAGGTTGACCACATGATCAGTCGTGCAAATGGCGGCACCGAGGACGATGGCAACCTTCAGTCCCTGTGCGGCCCATGCCACAAGGCAAAAACGGCGTCGGAAAAGGGCAAATCGGCCGGTTTCGGTCGAGAATTGCGCGAATGAGAACGGTTCGCAGGGGGAGGGGTGAAAGTTCAGGCCTTTCGGTTACATGACCGTCCCCTTGGCCTTTTGCATGCACCCGCGAAAAATGAAATTCAGGAGTTGAGCGAATGCCGGGGGTCAAGGGGCGCTCCGGCCGTCGCCCGAAACCCACGGCCACCAAGGAGTTGGCCGGGAATCCCGGCAAACGAAAACTTAACAAAGATGAGCCCAGTTTTGAGCTTGTCACCAATATCGACCCCCCAGAGTGGCTGTGTCCGAACTCACAAGAAATGTGGGCTCGGGTCGTTCCGGCGCTCCTGGCTGAAAAGGTTTTGTGCGTCACCGATCTGCATAACGTCGAGGCGTTCTGTACTGCCTACGCCAACTGGCGCGCATCGCAGGCCTCGGTTGTGGAATTCGGCATTGTCGTCCAGTCGGCAATGGGATCGCCGATCAAAAACCCGGCACTCACCGCGGCCAAAGAAGCGATGGCGCAGATGGTCACCTTCGGCTCGCTGCTCGGACTTGATCCTTCGAGCCGTACGCGCCTTGTGGGAGCGAAAAAGACCGGAGAAACCAACGCCTTTTCGGCACTACTTAATGGATAACCATGGCCTTCAAGCACCCGAACGTCGAAGCGGCGAACCGCTGGGCGCGTGCGGTGATTCGAGGTCATGTCCCTGCGTGCCGATACGTCCAGCTGGCTTGCCAGCGGCACATAGATGATCTGATCAAGAGTAAGTCTGCGAGCTTCCCGTTCAAGTTCGACGCCAAGAAGGCCGAGAAGTACTTGAAGCTCGCGCAGCTCATGCCGCACGTGAAAGGCGAATGGGCCCGCAAGCGTCAACTGATCACCCTGGAGCCTTGGCAGAAGTTCGGGCTGGCCGTCACGTTTGGCTGGGTGAAGAAGCGCTCAGGCCTGCGCCGGTTCCGCGAAAGTTACTGGGAGGTCCCGCGCAAGAACGGTAAAAGCGTTATCGCCGCCTCGGTTGGCATCGGTATGTTTGTCGCCGACGGGGAGTTCGGCGCGGAGATCTACAGCGGCGCAACGACCGAGAAGCAGGCGTGGGAAGTTTTCCGCCCAGCACGCTTGATGGTTCTTCGCTCGCCCATGCTGATGGAGGCGGCCGGGATCGAGGTCAACGCCTCGAACATGAGCAAGCCTATTGATGGCAGCCGGTTCGAAGTGGTGATTGGTAACCCTGGTGACGGGGCTTCGCCGAGCTGCGCCATTGTCGACGAATACCACGAGCACGATTCTGCTGCCTTGTACGAAACCATGGTCACCGGTATGGGTGCCAGGCTCCAGCCGCTGATGTTCATCATCACCACTGCTGGCAGCAACATCGAAGGCCCGTGCTATGAGATGCGCCGCCGCGTCGTCGAGATGCTCGAAGGGACGGTGACCGACGAGGAGCTGTTTGGTTGGATTTGGACCATCGACGAAGGCGACGATTGGACCGATCCCGCGGTCATGGCCAAAGCCAATCCGAATATGGGCGTTTCGGTTTACCAGGAATACTTGGAAAGCCAGCAATTGAAGGCCGTCAAGAACGCCAGTTTTCAGAACACGTTCAAAACAAAACACCTCAACGTCTGGGTTTCAGCCCGTGCGGCTTATTTCAACATGGAAGCGTGGAGCGACTGCGCTGATCCTGGTCTGTTGTTCGAAGATTTCGAAGGTTCCGAATGCCTGATGTGTCTCGACCTGGCATCGAAGACCGACATCTGTGCCCGGATCAACCTGTTCTATCGGATGATTGACGGCGTACTGCACTACTACTGCATCGCTCCGCGCTTCTACCTGCCGGAGGAAACCATCCAGTACGGCAAGGAGCGGGCAGTCATTGAGCGGTATCAGAAATGGCTGAATCAGGGAGTACTGACAGGCTGCGATGGCGCCGAGGTGAGTTTCAACCTGGTCCGAGACGACCTGCTCGAAGATGCCAACCACGTAGCGTTGACAGAGATTCCGCATGACGAATGGGGCGCTTTCCAGATTGCTCAGGACTTTGAGGCGCTTGGGCACACTCCGGTCAAGATCCCCAAAACTGTGAAGACATTTTCGCCGGCCATGAAAGAGCTCAATGGCGCGATTCTTAGCGGACGCTTTCATCACGACGGGAATCCGATTCTCAGTTGGATGATGGGCAACGTCACCGCAAAACCTGACGCTAACGAGAACGTCTTTCCCCGCAAGGAGAAAAACGCGAACAAGATCGACGGCCCGGTAGCCCTGCTAATGGGCGTCAACCGGGCAATGATTCTGGCCGGCAATCCTGACACCAGCGGCTTCTACGACAACCCAATCATGGTAGGCATTTAATGGCGCGCGATAAGAAACCCGGGCGGGTTCGATCTGCCCTCCAGAATTGGCTGGGCGTGCCGGTTGGTTTGACCTCTGATACGTTCTGGCAAGAGTGGTTCGGAACGTCGGCTTCCGGCAAGTCCGTCACTGTGGACAAGGCCCTACAGCTTTCGGCCGTATGGGCATGTGTTCGTCTCCTTTCGGAAACAGTATCGACACTGCCTCTTCGGCTGTACGAGCGGCACAGCGACGGCGGACGGGTCCCTGCTACGAATCACCCGCTGTATGAGATTTTGACGAAACGCCCCAATGCCGAAATGACGCCGGGCCGGTTCATGTTGATGATCGTGGCCAGCATCTGTCTACGCGGCAATGCCTTCGTTGAGAAGCGCCGGATCGGCTCTCGGATTGTTGCGTTGGATCCGCTGCTGCCCCAGCTCATGACGGTGAAGCGGCTCGAAAACGGGCGACTCGAATACAAGTACACGGTCAAGGGTAAGCCAAGGGTTATTGCCGAGGACGACATGATGCACATCCGTGGCTTTGGCCTCGACGGGGTGTGCGGCATGTTGCCGGTATCGACCGGCAAAGAGATATTCGGCGCGGCGATGTCCGCAGAGGAAGCGGCCGCCAAGGTGTTCGCTCAGGGCATGCAGGCCTCCGGCATCCTGAGCAGCGACCAGATACTCAAGCCTGACCAGCGCGAGCATCTGCGCAAAAGCCTTGAAGGCTTCATGGGTTCCAAAAACGCCGGCAAGATCATGGTCGCCGAGGCGGGGTTGAAGTACCAGGGCATCACCATGAACCCCGAAGCGGCTCAGATGCTTGAGTCTCGCTCCTACGGCATTGAAGAGGTGTGTCGCTGGTTCCGTGTGCCGCCGTTCATGGTGGGCCACATGGACAAGCAGAGCAGCTGGGCCTCCAGCGTAGAGGGGCAAAACCTGCAGTTCCTCACCAACTGCCTGCGGCCCCTGCTCGAAAACATCGAGCAGGAAATCATTCGCTGCCTTCTGGATCGCGACGACCGTTACTTCGCGGAGTTCTCGGTTGAAGGTCTGCTCAGGGCTGACAGCCAGGGGCGAGCGAGCTATTACAACATCTGCCTGCAGAATGGCTGGATGAGTCGCAACGAGGTCCGGCGCCTTGAAAATCTTCCGCCGATCCCCGGCGGCGATGTCTACACCGTCCAGTCGAACTTGCTCCCAATCGAAATGCTGGGGCAGGGCGCTGGTAGCGGCGAGCAAGTCCGCGCGGCCTTAACTGCCTGGCTCACACCGAACGAACAAGGCCGGAACTCCGGCAACCCTGGAGACTGACCCATGACAATTCGAAGCCTTCCGGCTGCGCCGGCGGGTCGTCCGTGCGCGGGCGTTTCCTTTGACCTGATGCCTCAAGCCATGGAGCGCTGGAATGCTGGCATCCAAGCGGCAGCCGAGGATGACAAGAATACGATTTCCGTTCTCGATGCCATCGGGTTCGATCCGTGGTCGGGAGAGGGCGTCACCGCCAAACGTATCAGTGCCGCGCTCCGGTCGATCAACGGGGCGGACGTCACCGTGAATATCAATTCACCTGGCGGCGACATGTTCGAAGGTCTGGCGATCTACAACATCCTTCGAGAATACAAGGGCCATGTCACCGTAAAGGTGCTGGGTCTGGCTGCATCAGCTGCGTCGATTATCGCGATGGCGGGCGACGAGATACAGGTTGCTCGATCCGGCTTTCTGATGATCCACAACGGCTGGACCATTGCTGCGGGCAATCGCCACCAGTTCCGCGAAGTCGCCGACATGATGGAGCCGTTCGATGCGGCGATGGGCGACATATACGCAGCCCGCACCGGTGGCGACCTCAAGGCCATGCAAAAGCTGATGGATGCCGAAAGCTGGATCGGTGGATCCGCTGCGGTGGAACAGGGTTTCGCCGACACGCTTCTCGATTCAGATTCCATCAAGGAGGGGACGAAGGCTCAGAGCAGCGTTATCGCCGCTCGAAAACTCGACCTACTTCTCGCCAAGCAGGGCATGCCGCGCAGCGAGCGCCGCTCCCTGATTCAAGAGATCAAGTCCGGCACGCACGACGCTGGCGGACCCGGTATGCAAGACGCTGCCGACAACCTGGCCAATCTGGCCGAACCAATCGCCGAACTTGAACGAGCACTCGCTCGGTTCTCGGCAGCCGCTACTAATTAAGGAAACGAAACCATGTCCGACCAAGCCCAGTTGCTTGCCAAAATGAGCGAAGAGCTCGAAAAGGCTTCCAGTGACTTCAGTCTGAAAGCTGAAGCCGCGCTCGGCGAAGCGAAAAAGGCAGGCACTTTGTCTGCTGAAACCAAAGCCGCCGTTGATGAAATGGCTATCAAGTTCAACACCCTGACCGAAGCCGAGAAGCAGCTTAAAGCCCAGCTCGGCGAACTGGAACAGGAGTTCGCCCGCATTCCTACCCAGGCCGCCGCTTCTCAGCGTGAGACCCTGGGCGGTACCGTCATCAAGAGCGAAGCCCTGGCTGAGTTCGCCAAAAGCATTCAAGGCAACCGCCGCGTCAGCGTTCCGGTTAACGCTGCGCTGCTGAGTACCGGTGTGGCAGAAGGTGTAGTTGAGCCTCAGCGTCTGCCAGGCATTGACGTCATGCCGAAGCAGCGCCTGTTCATCCGCGACTTGATTGCGCCGGGCCGTACTACCTCCCCGGCGATCTTCTGGGTACAGCAAACCGGCTTCACCAACGCCGCGCGTGTTGTTGCTGAAAACACCGCGAAGCCGTACAGCGATATCCAGTTCGATACCAAGATCACGCCGGTGACCACCATCGCGCATATGTTCAAGGCATCGAAGCAGATCCTCGATGACTTCGCTCAGCTGCAATCGACCATCGACGCCGAAATGCGTTATGGCCTGAAGTACGCCGAAGAGTCGGAGATCCTGTTCGGCGACGGTACTGGTGTGCACCTGCAGGGGATCGTGCCGCAGGCCGAAGCCTACTCGGCCGCCTTCGAGCCTGATGCGATGACCCAGATCGACCAGCTGCGCCTGGCCATGCTCCAGTCCCAACTGGCGCGCTTGCCGGCCAGCGGGCACGTGCTTCACTTCACTGACTGGGCGAAGATCGAGCTGACCAAGGACACCCTGGGTCGTTACATCATCGGTAACCCGCTGAGCCTCGCCGGCCCTACTCTGTGGGGTCTGCCAGTTGTTGCAACTGAACTGGCAGCGTTCCTCGGCAAGTTCCTTACCGGTGCCTTCCAAACCGGCGCTCAGATCTTCGATCGCGAGGACGCCAACGTGGTGATCTCTACCGAGAACGCTGACGACTTCGAGAAGAACATGATCTCGATCCGTTGCGAAGAGCGTCTGGCTCTGGCGGTCAAGCGTCCGGAAGCGTTCATCTACGGCACGTTCGCCACCCCTGCGCCTTAACCCTGTTGAGGGCCGCCAATGTGGCGGCCCGTTGGAGGCAGCATGAAACTGAAAACACTGAAGCCGCTTTATCTGGGCGGAATGACGGTGGTCGAGGGTCGCTCCTTCGAAACCGGCGAGCAGCATGGCCGTGAGCTTGTCCAAAAGGGCTACGCAGCACTTGATGAGTCCGAAGACGAAGTCATCGTTACGCTCGACGACGAGCCAGCAGTCGCCACCACAGCGTTGACCAGTGACGGAGTCAATCAAAACCTGTCGCTCGACACCACTGGCAAGGTCAAGAAGGCCACCAAGAAGGCGGACTGATCATGTCGGTTATCGATATCGCAGTTGCCATGCAGCATGTCCGGGCGGATGACGCTGACCTCGATCATGTCCAGCTTCTGCTTGATGCTGCCGAGGACAGCGTCTCTCAGTACATCAACCGTGCGTTCTATGCTGATGCTGACCGTCTGGCAGCCGCGGTGCTGGAGGGCGCTGCAGGTGTAGATCCAATTGTTATTTCCCCGTCCATCGTTGCCGCCTGCCTTCTGGTCCTCGGCCATCTGTATGGGAACCGGGAAGATGTTGTGGTCGGCACGATATCTAGCGCATTGCCAATGGGCTCGCGCTCGCTATTGGCTCCATATCGTGTCGGGCTGGGCGTCTGATGCGTGCCGGTCCATTACGCAATCGGTGCGTGCTTCAGAAGCGTCAGCGGATCCCGGATGGTGCGGGCGGCGGCGTCGAAGGCTGGTCTGATGTGGGCGAGCTTTGGGCGGAAATCACCATGCCGACCGGCAGGGTGGCAACCGTTGCGGATCAGCTCACCAGCTTGGTAACCGCTGAGATTCGCATCCGTCCCCGCTCAGATGTATTTGCGCAGATGCGCCTGGTGCACAAAACCACCACCTACATGATCGAGGCGGTTCTGCCCGACAACGAGCGCTCCATGCTTCGGCTGCTGTGTTCAAACGTTCCACAACCCTGAGGTATCAATCCATGAAAGTTCGAGCATTAGCCGGGCTCTCCGGCCCAATGGGCTCTAAGCGCGCCGGTGATGAATTCATCGTTGCCGCTGAATTGGGTGCTGATCTCATCCAGCGAAAGCTGATTGAAGAAGTGCCCGCAGAAGCCGCTCCCGCCGAGGTTGCGGCGCCTAAGAGCAAGGCAGCCAAAGCCAAGGAGTAAGCCATGGCCCGGCGCTCGCGTCTTGAAGGAGATTTCAAGCTTCGTAAAACTCTTCGAAACATTCACGCCACGATGGATAACGAGCTGCGCGTAGCGATGCAGGAAGCCGCAGATCTTGTTCTGGCTTCGCAGCAGGAACTGATTCCCAGGGACACGGGCGAGGCAGCATCAGCACTGACTGCGTTCGTTTCAAAAAGCGGCCTTGATGCGCAGATCGGCATCCGGGGCAAGAAGAACAACAAAGACCTGTACTACATGCGCTTTGTTGAGAACGGAACGAAAGGGTACAGCGGCGACAAGCGCGCCGGGAATCGCAAGAGACGGGAGACCAACAAGTCAAACGGTGGCACTTTCTTCGGTAAATACCCCGACATTCCAGCCCGCGCTGCGCACCCATGGTTGCGGCCTTCGTACGATATGAACAAGGAAGACATTGTGCGAATCATCGAAGGCGCAATCAGCTCGACGCTGGCGCGCGCAGCAGGGGAGCTAGGCAATGGCTGATCCATCTGTTGCGCTGCAAATAGCCCTTTACCAGCACCTCACTGCTGCGCTGACGGTGCCGGTGTTTGACTCGGTCCCCGAGTGCACGCCGTATCCGTATGTTGTTATCGATTCCGAAATAGCGAGCAACGCATCACCTTTGTCTGGCAAGAAGCGCGAAGACCGTCTGCTGTATTTAAGCGTCTGGTCCGACTATCAGGGCCAAACCGAGGTGAAGCGCATCAACGCCGAGATCGCCGAGGCCATGGACGGCATCAAGCTTCCACTGAGCACGGGCAGAGCAGTTGCCGTTCGTGTCCTCAGGACATCGTCCAATCGCGAGCCAGATGGCCGTACCTACATGGGCGCCGTGACGCTGCGAATCATCACCCAACACTAAACCGCTGAACCAACGCCGCCACGCGGCTTTATCACCTGTCCTCAGGAGGACTGCTTATGTCTATCAATACCGGCGCTGGCACGCGAATTTACATCGGTCCGCGCCTCACTGCCGATCTGCCAAAAGATCATGCCGCCGCCATCACCCTGTTGTCCGGCCTGATTTATGTCGAAGTCGGGGAAATGGAAAGCATCGGCGATTACGGCGACACCATCAACGATGTGAGTTTTGCCGGCTTGGCGGAAGGCCGAGCGAAGCATCTCAAAGGCCTGGCCGATGCTGGGTCGGTCGAGCTGTCCATCGGCTTCGATGCTGGTGATGCTGGCCAGCTCAAGTTGGTCGAAGCGTTCTTGGATCGCTCCCGTTATGACTATCCGATCAAGGTCGTATACGTCGACGGTGAAACTGACTACATGGCTGCCAAGGTCATGAGCAACAAGAAAACCGGCATCAGTGTCGAGGGCGTGCTCAAGCGCACCGTGACCCTAGGTATCAACTCCGAAGTGTACGAGATCATCGAGCCTTAATCGGTCGGCGTCACCTGGCGCCGCAACCTGCGGCGTCAGCCCTTCTTCATTCGATAGAGAGAAATATCCATGTCCAAGACCAACCACGGCACCGTTGAAGTCACCCTCGGCGACGAAGTCTTCACCCTGAAACCAACGCTGAAAGCCATGAAAGCGATTGAAGGTCGCTTTGGCGGGATCCTGCCTGCAATGCAATCGGTGGGCACTGCGAATCTGTCTACCATCGCCTTCATTGTCGCGATCGGCACCGGCGTGAACCTGGCCAAGAAAGACGCTGCCGCGCCTATCGAGGAAGCCGTGTTCGAGGAAGGAATCGATAGCGCCGGCAGCCAGGTCATTCCGTATCTGAAAGGCTTCCTGAACCCTGCCGGTAAAAGTGACGCCGAGCTGGAAGCGCAGGCCGAGTCGGGAAACGAGTAAAGCGCGATCCCGACCTCAGTGTGGTCGATGAGCTATTCAACATAGCCACCGGCTGGCTGGGGTGGTCGCCGAGCGAAGCCTGGAACACGCCCGTCGTTGAGATCGTCATGGCCTGGGATTCGAAGCGTCAGTTCCTGATCGACACGAACCCCTTTGGCGGCGGTGGCGACAAGGACAAGATCGACAGAAAGGCCGTGGCCAAGGAGGCCCGGATGGGGTTTAGGGTCGCGGCCATGGGCAGGAAAAAGGGCTAGGTTGGCCTTCCAGTAACTCGGACGCGGCTGGAGCGTCCATGCGGGCCTGCAAACCCTATGATATAAATCCAGCTCATAGTCGTTGGATTCCTTGTCATGAGAATAATGGTTCTGCTTATCGCCGCAGCGATAACAGTTAATGCGATTGCTGATGACCGAGCAATTGCAGAGAAGACGGTAAGCTCTCTTTTATCTATTCAAAAAATTGATCTTGCACTTAGGTACGCAAGTATTTGTCGTGAGAAATCGAAAATTATATTCGAGATCGCTAGGCACCGAGATGAGCATCTTCCTATGGAGAAGCTTCTTCAAAAGCTACCTACCGATCAACAATCTATCGACGATGCCGGATCGGTATACGCGTCGGCCGAAACGAAAATGCAACTATCCGATCAGTCCTATAGCAAGTGTGAGCTGGCAGCTAGAAAGTTACTTTTCGAAGATGTCCCACGCTAATTGCTTAATAAGCTCAATGCCCGCCTCGGCGGGTTTTTTTTCGCCTGGAGAAAGTAAATGGCTGACGCCGACGTACAAGGCATGTTGATCCGTATCGAGGCTACCACGGCGCAGCTACGTCAGGAAATTGCCCGCGGTGAGGCAGCTGTGGCGCAGTCAGCCGGGAAAATGGATTCCAGCCTTGGGCGTATCGATACCGCATTTGATCGTGCAGGGGCGAGCGCCCAGAGCGCGGGCGGACTTATCAAAGGCGCGTTAGCTGCCGCCATAGGCGCTGCCTCCATCGGCACTATCATCAAGACTGCGGACTCTTACTCGCAAATGTCCGACCGCATCGGCATGGCGACCAAGAGCTTTGGCGAATACAACACAGTTCAAGAACGCCTGCTTGCAACTGCAAACCGCACCTACCGACCTCTTGAAGAGGCTCAAGAGCTCTACATCCGCACGTCTGACAGTCTTCGCTCGATGGGCCTCAGCGCGGATCAATCCATGGACGTCATGGATAGCTTCAGCTATTTGCTGGTGACAAACTCGGCATCGGCGGACAAGGCCAGCTCTGCCATTGATGCTTATTCCAAATCCCTGCAAACCGGCAAGATCGATGCGGATTCGTGGCAAGCCATGCTTGCTGCAATGCCGACCATTGTGGAAACGCTGTCCAGCGCAACCGGCAAGTCGGCCGAAGAAATCAAAAATTTGGGAGCTCAAGGGAAGCTGAGCCTCGACACGTTGACCGAGGGGTTACAAAAAAGCGCCGAAGCCAACGGGCTGCTAGCCGATAGCATGGGCGTTGCAGTGCGTGATGCTTTGGTTGCGCTGAATAATGCTTTCACCGTGTACGTGGGTCAGCTGAATGAGTCGATTGATTTTACTGGCATATTGTCGTCTGGAATCGTCACCCTGGCTGAAAACTTCAGCACCGTAGCTGAAGTGGCTGGCGTTGCCGCAGCTGGCGCGCTCGCAGTCTACGCTCGCGGTTTGGCGGCTTCGGCCGCTGGCTCGGTCCTGGCCGCCAAAGCAGCCATCGAAGATGCGATCGCCCGTCGTGCCCAGGCAGCAGATGTATTGCTCGCTGCTCAGGCCGATCAACAGAAAGCCCAAACGGCCGTGTTCTTGGCTCAAAAAGAGCTTGCGGCTTCAAAAACCCGCATCAGTGGCATGGCTGTTGAGAAGCAGCTAGCTTTGCAGTTGGCTGAGGCTCGGATGGCTGAAGCCCGAGCGACAGCGGCCGTGGGTACCGCGCAGGCTGCTATCGTTGGAACAGGGCGCACGCTGATAGGGCTGCTCGGCGGTCCGGTTGGTATTGCCATGCTCGCCATCGGAGCAGCCACTGCGTTTCTCACCCTGCGAGACAATACCGGCGATCTGGAAAAGAAGCTGGGTGATCTTGCTGACCCTATCGAAAAGCTCACCAAGCGGTTTAACGAGCTTGATCGGGCTGGAAAGTCGGTAACTCTGCGGGGTCTTCAGGAAAATATCGCCGATACGCAGAGCAAGGTTGCTCAAATGTCTGGCGCTATGGCCGACAAGTTCGAGAATGACCTTCGTAGCATGGGGGCTGCGGGGGCTGACGGCCTCATGGCAGGGTTGGTCAGCCTTCCTGCGGACACTCAGGCCGCACTTGATAAGGTGCGCAAGGCCTCTAAAGACCAAGCTTCCGGTATCGTGGTTGATTGGAAGGCTGTGGCCGACGAGCTGCGCCTTGTTCCCGGCGTTACCGAGGCAATGGCCGTCGCTATCGAAGAAAGCGGCACGTCCTCGGCGTCCGCGGCTGCTCAGCTCAACAAGCTCAAGGAGACCGTTTCCCAGCTGACTGGCGAAACCAACGCGCTCACCCAGGCCGAGCGTGAAAACGCTGCCGCGAAAGCGGAAGCGGCGGGCGTGGGCCAGAAATATCTGGAGCAGTTGCAAAAACAGCTTGCCACCTCTCAGGACAAAACAGCCGTAGAGGCGGCAAATCGATTCATTTCCGAGAACAAGCTTCTCACCAAGGAAATGGCAGCTGAGATCCTAAAGGTCGCGGCAGCCAAGGATGCCCAAAAGAAGGCAGACGACGCTGCCGCAAAGTCGACCAAGGACGGTAACAGCGCTGCGAAAGAGGCTGCCACCGAAGCGAAAAACCAGGTCAAGGCCCTCACTGATCTTAAAACCCAAGCCGATATCGCCATCCAGTCGGCCACCGGTTTGGCTGCTGCCTATCTGGCTGGCACTGACAAATCCCGCGAGTTCAGCCTGCAGCAAAAGGTTGAAGAGGCACTGCTGAAAACCGGCGCGGCGGCACGGGCGGAAGTGGAGAAGGCACTGAAGGCCCAACAGGACGCGCAGGACAAGCTCAACGTCAGCCAGTCGGCGTACAACCTTCAACAAGAAACGGCGGACTTGATTGCGCAAGCCAAGGCCACCCTGATGGGCGCCGATGCGCTGGCTGCGTACAACGCGGAAAAGGCGCTGACCATTGCGCTTGCCGGCAAGAACATTGAAGTCGGCAGCGAAGAATATAAACAAATGCTGGCTGCGACCGAGGCCCAAAGGGAGGCGCTCAAACTCGTCCAGCAGGCTGGTAGCGCTGGCGGAATCATGGATCGCCTGTATCCGGAGGCGAAGCTGCTAAAGGATTACACCGCTGATCAGGAAGCACTCAACGCTGCCATGGCGCTGTACCCAGAGAATGCAGCGAGCTACCAGGATGCCCTGGCCAAGCTTGGCAACGAGTACGAGGTCAACCGCAGCAAGGCCACGATCTGGGGGCAGATGACCGAGGGCGCAATCGATCGTATCGACGAGGCCTTTGCCAGTGCTTGGGGCAACATCGGCAGCGGTGCGGAAAGCCTGTGGGATAACTTGAAGAAGGGTTTCAAGCAGACCTTGGGCGAGATTGCTCACATGCTTACCACCAAACCGCTGTTGGCCTCGATCAGCAACTGGCTGACTGGTACCGACAATGGTCAGGGCTTGTCGTCGATATGGGGCAAGCTTCTTGGTAGCGCAACGGGTCAGGGCGGATCCGCGGGCGATGCTAACGGCTGGGGTGGCATGGTTAGCCTCGGCAAAAACCTGTATTCGGCGTGGAGCAATCTGACCGGTGTGGGTTCGTCGATTGCGTCGGGCTATGCCTCCGGTGGTATTGGTGGCGCCATTCAAGGTGGTGCTGGCTACTACGGCAACATGCTCTCCAACATCGGCAGCACCTTGTCGAATGGCTTTAGCAGTCTGGTATCGACATTCACGGGCGCGACTGCAGCGCAGACGGCGGCCACCATTGGCGCGCAAGGTGTTACGAGCGCTGTGCTTTCAGGCGCAGTCACGGAGGGCGCAACGGCCATCGGTGCGCAGTTCACCACAGGGGTGGCCACAACCACGGCGGCAACATACGCGGCAGCAGAAGCGGGAGCGGCGGCTACGGCAGCTTCGCTCGGTGGGCAGATCAGTGCCGCCATGAGCAGTGCCGCCGCCATGTGGCCACTGGCAGTCATCATGGGCATGTACCAGTCCGGCAAGCTGTACGACGCCGGGGTTCGTCCTAGCGCAAGCGATATGCTCGAAACCGGTGGCCACACCGCAGTGGGCAAGGCCACCATGGCGCCGCTGGCGATTCAGTCCGGGATCATGGAAATCCAGGACAAGATCAACAGCAAGCTGGTGGGTGGCAAGCTGGCTGCAATCATCAGCGGCTCGACCTTGCACCAGGCGGTTTGGGGTGCGGTGGGCAAGAAGCTGTTCGGGGGCGCGTGGGAGACCAAGGACGGCGGCATCTCCCTCGGTGTCGAAAATGGCGAGTTCGATCCGCAGCAGTACATTTACCAGAAGAAAAAAGGGGGCTTGTTTTCCAGCAGCAAGAAACGCACGCGATATAGCGATCTCGACGCAGAGACTGAAAGCGCGCTCGGCGCCGCCTATAACGACAAGCTGCTCAATTCCATGGGGCTGTTTTCGGCACTCGGCGTTCAACTCAGCGAGTCGGTCTTCGACGGGCTGAACGTGGCGGCCACCAAGATCAGCACGCAGGGCAAGACGCCTGAAGCGATCCAGGAGGAGCTGGACAAGTGGTTCTCTGGCTTGGGTGACTCGGCCGTTTCGGCGATCAATGCGGCGACCAACTCCGGCCTGGAGAATTACAACTTCGAGGCGCTGACCACGTTCGTCAACGACCTGTACAGCGTCAACGACTCATTCGACATGCTGGGTCTGAAGCTGTACGACGTGTCGGTCAGCACGGGATTCATGGCGGAGCAATTGATTTCCATGGCGGGCGGGCTGGAAGCCCTGAAAGCCGGAGAAAGTTCCTTTTTCGAGAACTTCTACACGGACACGGAAAAAGCCGACTACGCGCTGTCGACAGTGAACAAGCAGTTCGAAGCGATGGGCGTGAAGCTGCCGGGTACACGTGAGGCGTATCGGGACATGGTCGAAGCGCTGGATCGGACAACCGAGTCGGGTCGGCAGATGTACGTCACGCTTACCAGCCTGTCCGGGAATGCGGCTCAAGCCTATTCGATCCTTGAGCAGCGCGCGGACGCAGCCGCAGCCGCCGTGCAAGCGATGTCCGAGCAACTGATCGGTGTAGCAGGCAACGCTCAAAGCGCCCTGCAGCGTGCAATCTCTGCCCAGCAGAAGGCGACGACCGAGGCTTATAACGCGCGTGTCACCTCACTCAATGACATGGTCAGCACCGCGACAGAAAGCGTCAGCGGCCTGACTTCGGTCGGCAACGATCTGGGCAATGCACTCAAGGCTCTGCGTGGCGATTCGGATGACGCCGTAAAGATGCTGCGGGCCCAGGCACAAGCCACGCTGCAAAGCGCGCTGGCCACGGCACGTTCCGGCGGGTCGCTGTCGGGCTTCACTGGTTTGAGCGATGCGCTGGATACGGTCAGCAACAACAACACCGACCTGTACGGCTCCATGGAGGATTTCGCGCGGGATCAGGGGCGCACGGCTAACGTCGTCGCCGAGCTGAACGGCATCAATGGCAAGCAGCTCACCACTGCCGAGAAGTCGCTGAAAGGGTTGGAGGCGCAAATCGAGCTGGCCAAGGCGGCGTATGACGCTCAGATGGCTCAGTTCGATTCGCAGTTGGCGTTCGCCCAGGCGCAGATGGATGCGTTGAACGGCGTGGACAACTCGGTGATGGGTGTTACCGCTGCCATCAATGCGATGAACCTCGCGGTCGTGGCTGCGTTGACGGGCATCACCGGTAAAGCCTCCGATGGAACCTCAACCAACAACGGCACGCTGATCGATTCGGTGTATCAGTCGCTGCTGGGGCGGGAGGCCGATGCAGCTGGCAAGGATTACTGGCAGGGGCAGCTCGCAAGCGGCGCAATCACCTATGACCAGTTGGCCCAGGCCATTGCTAACGCGGCCAAGGAAAAGGGCCAGGCAATCAAGGTGCCCGGCTATGCCAGCGGTGGTGACTTCGGCGGTGGTTTGCGCCTGGTGGGCGAGAACGGTCCGGAGCTGGAGGTCACCGGCCCGAGCCGGATTTTCAATGCCAACCAGACGGCGTCAATGCTGCGGGGTGGCGGAGATAACGCTGCGCTCTTGTCCGAACTCAAACAGATGCGTGAGGAAAACAAATCGCAGCGGTTCCAGATCGCCAAGACCAATCAGCAAGTCGCCGCGCTGCTTCAGAAGTGGGATACCGAAGGTGCACCAAAAGAAAGGGATTACGCCCTATGAGACTCATCAAGCCGGTTGAAATAACACCGGCCAAGTTGGTCAGCAGCAACGTGCCTGAAACGGACTTCGCGGCATGGGTTTCGACCACTGCCTACGACATCGATACCAAGGTGATTTGGAATCACCACATTTACCAAGCGCTGGCCGCCGTCCCGGCGGGAGTTAAGCCGGGCGAAGAGGTGATCGACAAAGATCATCCTGCCAAGTGGCTAGATCTGGGCTCTACCAACCGCTGGCGGATGTTCGACAACAAGGTGGAGTCGCTGACTACCAACCCCGGCACGATCGAAGTCACGATCAAACCGGGGGCGGTGGTCAATTCCCTGGCCTTGTTCAACCTCAAGGGCAAGTCTGTCACCGTCTCGATGGTCGATGCACTGGAAGGGGAGGTGTACCGCAAAGAGATCAGCTTGGTCGATGCTGGGGTGACTAACTGGTACGACTGGTTTTTCGAGCCAATCGGCATTCGCACTGACGTTGTGGTGCTTGATATGCCGGCTTACGGCTCGGCCAATATCGTACTGACCATCGATGCCGGAGCGGAGGTGGCAGCGATTGGTCATGTGGTGATCGGTGCTGTGAAGCAAATCGGTACTGCTCTGTATGGCAGTTCGGTCGGCATCAACGACTACAGCCGCAAATCCACCGACGACTTCGGCAACACCGTAGTCATTCAGCGCTCGTTCTCCAACCGAGCTGATTTCGACATCGCGCTGGACACATCCGAGGTGACTCGCGTTCGGCGCCTTCTGGCTGATCTGCGCGCCACGCCGGTGGTGTGGATCGGCGAAGAGTCGTACGAGGCCACCATCCTGTTTGGATTTTATAAGGACTTTCAGATCGTGTTTTCCGGCCCGACTGTTTCCGACTGCTCTATTACTGTTGAAGGGGTTATCTGATGGCCGTACCTGTTATTTCGAATCTGCCGCCGGCACCCAATCGCAGCGATGCCCCGGCAGATTTCACGCCAAAAGCGGACGCAATGATCGGTGCGCTGCAGCCGTTTGTGGTGCAGTTCAATGCCGCGCTCACCTGGAATGCCGCTCAGCTCGCGGCGGCGGAAGCAGCTAAGAACGCCGCGGCAGGTAGCGCTACTGCAGCCGCAAACTCTGCATTAATCGCCCTCTCTGTAGAAACCGACGTCAGTGAGCAAATCGCTCAGGCCGAGGCGGCGGCCAACAATGCCGCAGCATCTGCAGCTGCTGCTGAAGGCTCAGCCGGATCTATCGGAAACCTCGCACTTTTGCACGCAGTCGCCTTTTCATTCTAAGGAGCCTCCCATGGCTAACACTTTTACCGCTCCATTTGTTCAGCAGTACAAGACTCAGGCTGCCGTGGTTACTGCGGCCCTCGGCGGGATAGGAACAGGGACAATTACTGGCGCTGTCGCTGTCGCTACCGCGGGGGTTAACGGTGCCGTCCTCACAAGGCTGACCGCTATCCCTCGGGCAACTGTCACCGCATCATCGCTAGTGTTGTTTCTTGTGAAGGCCTCGGCTCCGACAGTATTCCAACTTATCGACTCAGAGCTGATGCCCGGTTACACACTGGCCGCAACGACAGCCATTCCCGAAACGCCTTTCGGCAACATCACCAATGACAACCCATTGCGGCTTGAAGCGGGCGACATTCTCTACGTCGGCTCTCAAGTGGCCCTGGCCGCCGGGATCGTGTTCACCGCTCAATGGGGAAATCTGTGATGGGCGCGCGCGAGTTCGGTAACCCCCTGGGTAACCCCCTGGCTATGCCAAACAAGCGGGGCGGTATCTCGTTGATCAATCCAACAATTGTTGATTTCACAGGGGTGGACGGAAGCACAATAATTTCTGGAACGTATTTGCTTCCGGCCGGCTATAGCTTTTTCCGGGTCACGGTCGTTGGGGGGGGCGGCAGTGGCTTCTCCGCTAGCTCCCCCGGCGGTGGGGGTGGAGGTGGAGGAGGTTTGGCGCGTTCCGCAATCCTGCCCGTTGTAGCAGGTACGGCTATCGTTTGGCAGGCCGGGAACCCGTCTACGGGCACTGACCCGGGCGGCACCTCCTTTGCGAACTTCGGGGCGATTAGCCTGCAAGCCACGGGCGGTCAAACGCCTACGGGCGGAACGGGCGGAGTAGGGGGAGTAGGTTCCGGTGGAGCAGATAATTGGACTGGCGGTAACGGCGGCTCGGCCAATAACGGGGCGGGGGGCGGCGGTGGGGCGGCAGGAGTAGACGGGAACGGAGGGAATGGAGGGAACGGTAGGCTCGCCGGATCTTCATCGGGATCGAGTGGCGGTGGCGGTGGCGGTGGCCAGTACTCCACTACTACTACTAACTATTCTGGAGGCGGTGGCGGGGTTGGAGCCAATGGCGCCCCCGGACACCTTACCGACCCCGGGAACTACGGACAGGCCGGAGCCGCAGTTAACTTCTTTGGCACTCCGGGCGTATTGTTCACAGGGCGCGGAGGTAATTGGGGCGGTGGCGGGGGCGCCAATTTAGCAGGCGGAAAAGGTTTTGGCGGCTTCGGCGGAGTGAGGATCGAATTATGGTAAAGGTGCAAAACGGAACAGCGGTACGCGAGCCTATTCCACCATTCCTACACGGGCTGCTGCCTGAATCCCTTGTCGATCTGTCTTGGACCGATCCGGCATTGGGCGTGCAGGGCGTTGCATGGTGGCCGGAAGAAAACACCGAAGGTGAGCTTGGCGTCAATAAGAAGTGGGGCGCTGAGGTGCTGACTCTCGATATCGAGCGCAAGGTGGTGAAGGTTGCCCGCAAGCAGGTAGCGATGACGTCAGCGGAAAAGGCTGAACGTGATGCCGCCATCGCTGCCGAGTGGGCGGACAAGATCGCCGCCCGCCGCTGGGAGGTAGAAACCGGCGGAACCGCTGTTGAAGGCGTGCAGGTCAATACCGAGAGGGACAGCCAAGCACTACTGACGGGTGCGGCCTTCGCTGCGACCCTCGATCCGGCATATCACATCAAGTGGAAGGCCGCGACTGGCTTCGTTGATCTGACGGGCGAGCAGGTAATTGGCTTGGCCTCGCAGGTGCGGGCGTTCGTGCAGGCCTGTTTCAACCGTGAGGCGGAGCTGCTTGGGTTCGTGGCCGACGGCTCCATCACCGCCGAAATGCTCGAAGAGGGTTGGCCAGTATGAGCCGATTTGTCACCACGCTGAAAACCGACCAGACCGATCGCCGCACCTACAAGCTGCTCGATGACTTGGTGCTGGCCGACGATGACCAGCGCACAATCATCGTGCCGGCTGGCTTCGTCACTGACTTTGCCAGCATCAAGGTGCTGCACAACGCCTTTCTGTTCGTGCTGTTTGCCCTGGTGTCGGGCTACGGCAACTACGCCGCGACCGTGCACGACTGGCTTTATGAGCATGGATCGCTGACGCGCAAAGAGGCGGATGCCGTTTTGTACCGGGCGCTGCGTGCCGAGGGCGTGGCGCGCTGGAGGGCATGGCTGATGTGGGCCGGTGTCAGGATAGGCGGCGCCAAGCAGTACAACTCAACCCCGACAAGTTCGGGGTTTTTTTCGCCTGGAGATTGACGACTACAAATTTCAGCTATACAGCCATCCAGCGTGCACAGGAGTAAGGCTGTGCGGCTACTTGCCATCCCCCAACTGCGGCGTTATTCTGCAAGCATTAACCGGCTTGAAGAGGAATGCTTGCATGGAAAAGAACGCTAGCAAGGTTTTAGGTGGGGCGGCTCGAGCAAAAAGCCTGACAAGCGAAGAGCGCAGCGCAATCGCGTCAAAAGCAGCAAAACAGAGGTGGGGCGCTCCAGTTGCAGAATACACTGGCAGCCTTAAGCTCGGAGATCTGGAAATACCTTGCGCGGTGCTTTCGGATGGGAGTCGAGTCCTAACAGAGACCGACTTTATGAATAGCATGGGGATGTACCGAAGTGGTGCGCTTTCTGTTAGGCGAGAGCGTGGAGCAGACAGTGCACAGATACCGCTTTACCTTGCCTTCAAGAACCTAAAGCCCTTTATTAACAGTAACTTGGGTGATGTGCACGACCTTGTACTAAAATACAAAACGGAGTCTGGCGCTGTTGCTCATGGAATCCGGGCGGATTTGATCCCGAAAATCTGTGACGTCTGGATAGACGCGCAAGAAGCTGGCGTACTGGGGGTCAGGCAGGAGCAGATTGCAGCAAAAGCAAAACTCATCATGAGGGCCCTTGCTCATGTGGGCATTATTGCGCTCGTTGATGAAGCCACAGGGTTTCAGCGGGACCGAGCGTCAAATGCTCTTGCAGAGATTCTGGAGCGGTACATAGCTAAAGAACTGCAACCTTGGATCAAGACCTTCCCCGACGAATTTTATGAGCAGCTTTTTAGGCTCAGGGGTCTTGAGTTTCCTGCGGACAGTGTCAAAAGGCCTCAGTACTTCGGTCACCTTACAAATGACATTATTTACCGAAGATTGGCGCCAAAGGTACTTGAAGAGTTGAAGGCGGCTAGCCCGAAGACGGAAAGCGGATCTAGGAAGCACAAGCTGTTTCAGAAGCTGACCGGTGATCTTGGGCACCCAAAACTCAGGGAGCACATGTCTTCAGTTTTGACAATGATGAAGCTCAGTTCGAGTTATGGAGACTTTATGGAAAAGCTCGATCGCATACATCCTGCTTACAATAAAACGATGGAGCTCGCTTTGGATGATGGTCGAGGACTTTAATCGGCCCGAAAAATCAAATTACTGATCAACTCGGCCCGCCACTGAGCGGGCTTTTTTTCGCCCGGAGAAAAGCTATGCCCATCACCACGCAGCAGCTGCTGCAGATCCTCCCGAACGCCGGCGCCAAAGCCGGCGTTTTTGCACCTGTCCTCAACACGGCCATGGGCCGATTCCAGATCGTCGGCTCCAAGCGAGTGGCCGCGTTCATTGCCCAGATCGGACATGAGTCCGGCCAGTTGGTCTACGTCCGGGAGATCTGGGGGCCGACCCCAGCCCAGGCCAAGTACGAAGGTCGCAAGGACTTGGGCAACACCGTCCCGGGCGATGGTTTCAAGTATCGCGGCCGTGGCCTGATCCAGATCACTGGCCGGGCGAACTATGCGGAGTGCGGCGAAGCCCTCGGCCTTGACCTGATCAACCAGCCAGAGCTGTTGGAGCAGCCGAAGAACGCCTGCCTGTCAGCCGCGTGGTTCTGGGCAACCAATGGGCTGAACACCCTGGCCGATGCCGAGAAGTTCGAAGCCATCACGCGCAGGATCAATGGCGGGCTCAATGGCCAGGCGGATCGGCTGAAGCTTTGGAGCAAGGCGACGGCGGTGCTTGCGTGAGCCCGGTAGCGCTGAAAGCCGCACTGGCTGGTGTGCTGGCGCTGGTGCTGGGCGTGGCCGGTGGAGTCTGGAAGGTGCAGGGCTGGCGTTATGGCCAGAAGCTCGCCGAGCAGTCCGCCGCGTATCAGGCCGATCTGACCACCATCAGCAATGCGGCCTCTGACCAGGTACGCACCGACCAGGCGAAACGGCTCGCGCTCGAGCAGCGTCTGGCAGCCAGCGACCAAACCCACCAAGAGGTTTTGACCAATGCTCAAAAAGACCAAGCTCGCCTGCGCGATCGCCTTGCCACTTCTGATCTGCGGCTGTCAGTCCTTCTCGCCGAGGATTCAGCCAGTGGCTGTGACGTGCCAAAAGCCACCGGCGCCGGCGGCGTGGATCATGCAACCGTACGAGCCAGACTTGACCCGGCGCATGCTCAACGAATTATCGCCATCACCGACACCGGCGACCGGGGACTGATCGCGCTGCAGGCGTGTCAGGCGTATGTGAAAGCGTTGGCTCAATGACGAGCCGATGCGCTTTCTACAATGATGAAAAGTGCTTCAATCGTGGCGGGGTTCAAGCAGCGAGCAGCTTCCAGCCCTTCCACAAAACCTTCGGCGCGCTCGACCGCCAGTCGGATATCAGCATCACCCTGTGCATCCAGAACTCTGCGAACGAGGGCGGCTATTTTGTTCTGCAATGATTGTGGAAGGGTTAGGTCTTCAAGTTTTTTCATCGAGGGCAATCCATACATCTGCGTTACGGGAGTGTAAGTTTTATTGCGTTCGGCAGGACGCCGGGGGCGGGATTGGCTAAATAGATTTCTTCCCCAAAACGCAACCGTTCGGGCCAATGTTTATTGGGTTCTGAACAGTCGCAAAATCGAGTAGTTTTCAGTGCTGATTTACGGCTCAAAGCCTTGATTTAAAAGGCTTTAAGTGATTCCTATGCGGCATCCCACGCCTTGATGCCGTAAAGCTGTAAGTGCTTGATTTCATTGGGCATAAAATCCTCCCCAAAACTTCCCCAATATCGCCCCAAAATTCAGCCGGTGATTATGCCACGTCGATCCACTCTGCGCCTCGACTGTCTCGGTACACGTCGGTCATTGCGGCCGAGCGGTGGCCAAGCAGCTTCTGGGCATCGCGGCCTTCGAGCTCATGAAGGCGCGCGGCAAGCGATCGCTGTTCATGGAAGGACGGCGGTTGCCGCCCGAAAGTTATTCCCAGCTTCGCGCCGGCTTTGTCCCGGGCCTCGGCAAATGCCGAGCTCAGTGTGTCCAGCACGACAGGTTGGCCAGCCTTCGCCCGGCCCGACGCTTGCGCATGGTGAACCAGGTGTTGTGACAGAACGCGATCGCGGCATTGTTTGATGACGGTGGAGAGATCCAGCCCGACCGAATTCAGTCGCAGCTCCGTGCTGATCCGCAGGCGTGCGCCGGTCTTGGACTGCACGACATGCAGAAAGCCGTCGCGCACATCCTTGAACAGCATCGAGGCGATATCGTCGCGGCGCTGACCGGTCAGCACCGCCAGCTCCATTGCCCTGCGAAGCCACGGCTTCGTCGCTTCGGCGTAAATCGCCTGCCACAGTTCCAACGTCAGCCGTTCGCGCTTGATGTTCACCCGCGCCGCCTTGGTCACCTCGACCGGGTTGGCGTCTGCCCACCCCCGCGCCTGAGCCTCGGCGAACACGTCTCGCAACAGCGAGCGCATCGCCCTGGCCATCTGCGCCTTTCCTTCCTTGGCCATACCCGTCAGGTAATCGGCCACATCCATCGTGGTGATTTCCTTTATCCCTTTCGAACCGAACTCAGCGTCCAGCCTGTTGATTCGCATGCGCACGTTTTTGTTGCTGCTGGCGGACAGCTTTCGCTCGGCGAACAGCTCGCGGTATTCCTCGAGCCATTCCGAAAACAGTTTTCCCGGTGCTGGCGCCGGCGCACTGATGCGATCGGTCAGCGTTGGCTTGATTGCGTCGGCATGATTCGCCGCGACCGCCTCACGGATCGCCGCTTCCTTGTCCTTGCCCAGACCGAACACGCGACCACTGACCGGGTCGCGATAGGTGTAATAAGTGACGCCGTTGCGGGCGTCGGTCTTGCGGTACAGATTCGGGGGAAGATCCTTTGAACCGGTGTTACGCGGCCTGGGCGCCATTGCGTGCTCTCTCTATTCTGCTGATCAGACTGCCACCGACAATGCGGACTGGCTGCAGGTCAGGCTCCTGATAGTGGGCGTTGGACTCTACATAGTAGCTGCGCCCGTGCTTCACCGGTGCTGGCGCGATCCGGCCTTCGCGCGCCCATTTGCGCAACGTGTTGGGGCTAGGCGGCGTCTTGAACTCGGCCGCCGCCCATTCATCCAGGGTGACTTTGCTCATGTGATGCTCCATGCCGCGCGTGGCGGCAGAAGGTGGTGATGGGTTACAGAGTCAGCTCGTGGCCGAAAGGTACGCGGAAGCCTGATGCGTTACGGTGGCCTCCACCGCCGTACTGCTTGGCGATCTCGGACACGTCGAGGCCTTCATTTGTGCTTCGCAGGCTGAAAGAACGTCCGTCAGGAGTGTCCCAGTAGCATGCGGCGAACGGCTCGCCCTGTGCCATGAGGTGGCCGGCATCGCTGGTCAACGTGTAAGGCAGGCTGGCGGCGGGCACATCGTGTCCACCGATTACCAAGCGGCGCTTCGTCACCGCCACCAGCTCGGCTACGTCCTTGTGGTGCTTTCGCTCAATCGCTGCGCCATCAGACCGAAGTGTCTGCACGTCGGCGGCCATCAACTGATCCCAGACTTCGAAGTCATATGGGTAGCTGAAGAGGTTGGCCTGAATTTCTCGAGTGCCATCCAGCCTGAACAGCCACAAATCGCGGTCCTCGATATGTCGCAGCAGCTGTGGAGGCTCTTGGTTGGGGAAGTAATGATCCCACGCTAGCATCGCCCCGCTCCGATTCATGTCGAAGCAGCAGGCAATGGCTGGACCATTTTGCGAGTGAGCCATGTCGTGCGCGGTCTTCCAGCCAAGCAGTCGAGAGCCGTCATCGTGGCTGGTATCCTCTTCGATCCCAGCATGGAATGGCTCGAAACGGGACAAGTCTTCAGCAGCGCTTTTATGATGGTCGAGCACGATGATGCTGTTCGCCTTGTACGCGAGCGCTGCCAGCACGTCGTACTTGTAGCTGAAGTCGACGAGGACCACGTCCTTGCCGGTGACGTCGGGCGGCTCCTGCCCATAAACGCCGGGCACAAACTCGACATTGCTGCCGAGCGCTTGCCTGACAACCCAAGCAGCACCGAACCCGTCAGCGCAGTTGCCGTGGTAGATGCACATCGTTTTGCGTTCAATCTCAGACATGGGGATACCTCGCCCGCCGTACACCGGCAGGCTGTTGAGTTGGGGGAGGGGTAAGCGGGGAGTGTTAGTGCGTTGTTTCCGAGCCGGGCTTGATGCTCTCGACGTGCTGCGCAATGGCGGCGAGCACCGCCATGGTGGATTCACGGCCAGTCTCGGCAAGCATCCCGCCGCATGCCGCCGCGATGAATCCCGCAAAGGCTTGGGCTTTTTCCGGATGGTTGCCAAAACCATCCATGGCGGTCGCCTCGTTGAATGTGGGTGCGAGAAGCAGCCACAACTCCTTTCCGTATTTGGTTGCGTCACTCATCACCGCGGCCCCTTGTAGCAGTACACGTAGGCGAACCAGGCAAGGGCGATCATGGCGTCACCTTCACGCCGGCGGACTCGATGGCGAATCGAACGCCGTTAGGCGTCAGCATTGCGCCCACATTGGTTTGCCATGGCTTAGGCAACTCAATAACCAGCGATACGCGGGATTCCTGCCACGCCCACCACGCAGACTGAACCAGCGAATTCAGATAATCATCGCAATGGTCTTTAGCAAATACCGCTGCATCGAAACGCGGGACCGAGCGCTTCAGGCATGCAGCTTTGTATGCAGTTTCGAATTGTTCACGCAATTGCTCGCTCATTTGATCACCGCCTTTATGGTCAGTACCAATGGAAGCCAGAAGAAGAGGGTGCAGCCGGCCATGCATTTGAAGATCATGGCTGCACCTTTCGAAGTAGAACACCACCGGCGCGCCGGTCTCAGCGATCAGGCCGTACGACTTGGCGAGCCGGTAGATGGGGTGGTAGCTGTTGAGGGAGTTGATGTGGCCGGCGATCCAATCCCGCCAGCCCTCCAGCGTCTGCCGACCCTTGCTGATATTGCAGGGTGCGCAGGCTGGCATCATGTTGCCGAGGTTGTGGTTATCGATCTGCTCGGCAACGCGCTCATCAGCGACCCGGATAACCGGTTCCAGGTGATCGGCGTGCCACCGGTCGCCCAGCAGCACGCCGCAATACGCGCAGTTTCCGCCGTACTTCAGGCGCACTTGCTCGCGCTCAGCTTTCTTCAGGCGCATAGGTATCCTTGCCGCTATAGCGGCTGACTTTGAAGGGGGAGGGAGTTACTGCTGAGGGTGCGTTGCGTTCCAGCGCTCGAATGCTTCTTGAGTGGTGGCTGCTTCGATCTTCTCGTCGCACTGGTTGCACGCCGCCACACCGCCGGCCGCGCCGACATCGCGGTGACCTTGCTTGCACGGGTTCATATGCCAGTCGTCATCCTGTTCCTGTTCAACCACCTCAACCACCAGGTGCTTGCCGCAGGAATGGCAAAAGTGCATGCCGTTTTCTTCCGGCCCATCTTCGTGGAATGACCAAGTCTCACCGCAGCCACTGTTCCAGATGCCGCTGTCGTCTTCGCGACTCCATTCGCAGGTCCCGGCTCGATCATCGTTCAGTTGATCCGCTGCGTTCAGGCGCTGCTGCAGTTCGTTGATCTTCAGCTGCTGAGTGTTCCAAGCCAAGGCGGCGTTATCGCATTCTTCCGGGTCGACCTGATCGCAATGAGGGCAACGCGCGTCTTCGTAGTCGCCGGTGTCGGCGATCTGGTCACCGCCAAGGCAGTGGAAGCTGGGGTAGACCTCGCCGCATCCCTGGCACTCGACCACGAACGGGCCGCCGGTGTTGTCATGCGTCACGAGGCCCAAGGCTTTGCGCTGGGGTAGTTTGTTGCAATGCGCTTCGCTCATGCTGCGAGCTCCGTCAGTTATCTGAATTGGTGTAGGTGCGCCAAGGCACCTTCACGCCGTTTACGAGGAATCCCCAGTCACCGCGCCACTTGCTGGTGATGAAGAGGGTGATGACGCCGCAGGGTGATACCCGGTCGATGCGGTGGTATTCGCCGTGGTTGAGGCGGGCGGTGTCGCCCGGGCTGCGCTTGACCGTGACCAGCTTGCAAACCTCGTCATCTGGCAGCCACAAAAGTGGTAGGCCGGGTTTCAGCCAGTCGGCGGTCGATGCAAGCGCGGGCCGTTCCTCGGTGTACCAGCCGCGCAGGATGATCGTGCGGGCATTCCATGGGTGGTCATGAAGGTCGCGGTCGTTGTCCTCGCGCTTGATGTGGTGGATGCGTATCGACCATGGAATCAGGCTGATCCGTCGCTCACCGGTCACCGGGTCGTATGGGTTGAACAGCCACCACCGGCCCATGTACATCTCTGTGCCGTCGGCGGACATGATGTGTTGGTACGGGGTGAGCTTGGCGCGGGCGATGAGCCAGTCGGCGATGGCCGGGCGCGCGAGTACCTTGGCGATGATTCGCCAGAAGATGTTCAGCATGGATGGCGTCCTATGCCGGGGCATGCCCGGGCGGTGGAGGGTGGTGGTGTTAGGTGTTCGCGCGCTTTAGCTGTTCTGTAAGCTGGGTTGGCAGACCACGCAGCGTCAGCGTGCCGCCGGCTTCGTCGAACTCGATCTTCGATCCGAGCAGGTGTTGCTCGAAGCTGATCGACAAGCCCTCGGCCCGGCCTGTGAATCGCCGGAATTTGTTGAGAGTTTTCTTATCCGGTGGCAGTGAGTCAGAAAGCCCGTAATCCCTGGACTTGATGAAGTCGAAGAAGCTCTTCGGCTGGTCCTCGTTGATCAGCTCGGACAGTTCGTCGAGGGTGATCGGTTCGCCGAGCTTGGCCTGGGCCATCGAGTAGCTGACGAGGGTTTGAGTCTTCTCGCGCGCACATTCTTCGCTCAGATCCTCGCTCTCAACGAAGTCGCTGAAGGCCTTGAGCAGGGTCCGGGTTTCGCCGGGGCCGTCGATCCCTTCCTGACATCCTATGAAATCACGGAAGTAGTCGTTCAGCTTGCGCCCCTGTTTGCCCTTGATGAACGAGATGAACTGCTTCGATTGCGGATTGCTCTGCCACTCGCTGATGTTGATGCGCGCGGCCAGACGGATGTGATCCAGATCCAAGCGCTTCACCGCCATCAGGTGCAACTCTTCGGTCATGGTTACCGCTTCCGTTTCTTGCACCAAGGCAATGATCAGGTAGTCAGTGAGACCTTGCCGGTATTGACAGAAAAGGGCGTGGCCGCCTGTAGTCAAGTTCGATTCCTCCATCAATCGGGTCAAGTGCTCGACGGCGGTGACGCTGAAATCGAGGAAGTCGGTGCCGCCCGCCAGGTACTTGGCGAGCCAGCCGCTCAGAGGGAATGCTCCAGATTCGGCATGGAAGAATCCCCAGCCCTTGCCGGCGGTGGCGTTGTAGCTTTCGTTGAACTGATTCATCAGATCGTCGCGGGCTTGGCTTTCGACCTGCTCGGAACTGCCGAGAAATAATACAGCCGGGGTGCCGTCAGGCTTTTTGTCGATCTTGTGGATCACGCTGTGAAGTACAGGCATTTCAATTTCCTCGGGTGAGCGCCTGCCTCGCCGGCTGGCGTGATTCGTAGAAGTGGGGTATTTGTCTGTCGAAGAATATTTTCGAGGACGAATGCTGGATGGTTACTTTTTGGGTGCCGCTTATATTGGCAATCGCCGGCGCAGGAGTAGGTGCCTATTTCGCGATTGTTAGAACAAAACGAGAAAAGCTATGGACTGAACGCTATGAGCGGATCGGTTCGGCTCTGGAGAAAACGGATCTGATACACCGTTTTTTAGATAGCGAGGTAAATGGTGAGCATCAAGTTCACGGATTGACCAAGCATGAAAAACAAGAGCTCGATGCCGGCTGGCCGATCGCTAGGTACAAGCTAGCGACAGACATCATTATGTTGGAAATGCTTTTTACTGAAGATGAGTTCGACGAAACCGCGAAGCGCTGGACTGGACTGCAAAAAAAGCTTTTCGCACTTATCGAAGACTCATCGACGCATGATGCGCATGAATACGTAAGGGAGGCTCGTACAAAGGCCGAAAAGCTCCAGGCTTCGTTGATCGATCTATCCAGACGTAACTGCCTTGGGTGGTTTTGAAAGCCTGCCAGCCGCAGCCCTCCGTGATCGGTGGTGGCAATTTGATTTGGGTTGGCGTATTACGGGTGACCGGCATGGAGCCGGATAAAGGAGAGCGAAGTGGATGCAGCGGTTGCGGGTTTACTCGGCGCGTTAGTAGGCGCGGTCGGATCAGTAGGTGCTATATGGGTGCAGAGCCATTTTCTTGCCAAGCGTGAGCGTGCCAAAGCCGCTATGGAGTCTGCCACGCAAAATAGGGCTCAGGATATTCAGTTGGCGCTCGCGAATAATGGGATTCCAAATGTCGCACCAGCTGCTGCTTACGTTCATCACCATCGAGTCATGCTTGACCTTTTGGAAGGGAAGTCACTAGCCCCAGAGAAGCTCGAGCAAGCATTCGCCAGGAATGTCAGATTTTCTGATCGGCTAAAGGATCTCAATTCCAAATGGGTGACACACGGTGAATTGGACGAAGCTGCAAAGGATAAGACGGAATAGGATAGGGCGGGTCAGGCGATGATGCGTTCGCCAATCACCGTGGTGGTGAAGCTCACCGAATACTCGGTTACCAGTTCGAACATTCCGCCGCAGGTATCACAGGCCATGTTCTTGTCGCCGTAATCTTCCGCCTCGATGTGGATGACGGTGGCGCAATGCGGGCACTTGCATTCGTCCAGGTTGCGATAATCCCACTCGTCATAGTCGGTCTCGGCGACCTTGGCCAGCGCTGCGGCTTTCGCAACGGCGTCTTCTGCGTCCTGACAAGGTTTGCAGGTGAAGCCGTCAGGATGGCCCCACGGTGTTTCCGTGAGCTTCGAGCGGTGAGTGCCGCACAGGCGGCAAACGTTGTGCTTGTCGCACACCGAGTAACTGTACTTCTCACCAGTTCCGTTGCACTTGGCGCAGCCAGACACCCAATACCAAGCTCCATCGATACGCTCGGCATACAGTCCGTTTTCCGGGGGCCGCAGGCTGACTTCAGGCAGGTCAGTGGTGGTACGGTGAAATCGGTGATGATCCGCACCGTTCCACACGTTGAGGTTGCCGTTACGCTGGCGTTGGGTCCACTCACCAGGGATCTCCGGGATCAGGATCTTCGTGTTCTTGTCCATGGATTATCTCCAGTCAGGCGCCGCCCTCCGTGACCGGATGCGCAGCGTGGGTAGGGGTTATGTTGGAATTTCGATTTCGTCTTCAGGTTCAGGCGGATCGGCGGCGAGCGACTTCCTTCCAGCAGCCTCAATAAGTCTCGACACCTTTTCGGCAACGACGATAGGTGTCTTGACACCGCGTAGCATGGTGGCCTGGGTTTCGAAGTCGGCGGCGATCAGGTTGATTAGGAGCCGCTGGTGAATGTCCTGCTGGTTGTTGATGCCATGGGCTGCCATGACCCGCTTAAGGTCAGGCTTGAACACACCGGCCACTTCAACCGTAAACTTCTCGACGCCCAATGCAGCGTCCTTTGCTGCTGCCTTCTCGCGCTTTTTCTTCTGCTTGATCGCTTCCTTCGTTGGCTCCTGTACTTCGGCCATGGCCTACCTCTTCAATTCCGCTGGCCGGCAAGTCCAGCCACGTCTGTTTGCGGCGCTGCTGCACCTGTTTGCTGATGCGCTTCATTTTTCGGCGAACGTTATGCCGTTCTCCTGGGCGATCAGCTTCACGCGGCTGATCCGCATGTCGAGCGCGGTGGCGGCCATTGATGCGGTCTTGCCGGCTTCGGCCTGGGCTTTCACCTTCGGCGCGTCTTTGTCACGAAGGGCGCGCAGCTTCTTGGCGTGAGGCGTGGTGCCCAGCACTGGCGCGTTGGCGCTGACGCCCGACGGGATCTGCTTGATGTGCTTGCCGGCGCCGAAGAAGTCTTCCAGAGCGCGGTTCAGGTTGGCGGTGATCTCTTCACGCGGATCAGGCAGCGGCACACCGATCACTGGACACCTCCCGCCGGCCGGTTGGCCTTGTCTTCGAATTGCATTGCGATGTCATACGCCGCCTTGAAGGTCTCACGGAAGGCGCGAGTCTTGCCGCTGCTCAGGTCGATGACCCGATACATCCCGCCGCTCTCGCCGGATACTTGGAAGCGGACCTTCTTTGGTGGCATGACCTGGTCAACGCGCTTGAAGAACTCGAGGCGCGCGGCGTGGGTTTTCTGAAGCAGCACACCGAGTTCGTCGATGCGCTCTTGAAATGATGGATGCATGGCAGATGCCTCGGTGTGGGTTGCGTGTATTCGTCAGCACTCTGTGCCGCCTGCTGGTTGCCGTTGGGCGCAGGGGAGAGTGCTGACGGATAAAGGCGGGCGTAAAAAAGCCCGAGTCGCCCCGGGCTTTTGTCTTCACGAAGACCTCCCTACGTGAAGGGGTGTAATTGCCTCCTGCTGGAGGGCTTTGATCGTGGTTCACATGGCTGCAAATCCTCCGTTCCGGGGTAAATCGAAGAGGCTGATTTATCGACGCACCCCGCGCCGTCGGTTCCTGACACCGAGCGCCTGATGCAGGTGTCCAGCGTCTGCTGGGTTGGCGTCCGCATCCCGCTGCCCACTCAGTGAATGAGCAGAAGTGATGCCTACTGGATGGCTCTCAGCTCGCTACGAAGCACCCAGTTACCGGACGCTTTCACCATGCAGCCAACGAACGGTGCGTACTTGGTTTCGCGATCGGTTTGGTAGCCGTAATAGGAGCAGATGCCGCGGTTGAAGATGCTGCTGATGAGAAGCCCTGCGACCAAGAGCACCCCGAGGGTGATCAAGGCCTGGCGCAGCCGCTTGCTCACGCTTCGATACCGAAGTCTTTCAGGCGCAGGCCGAGCTCATTGCCGATCTCGGCGAGCACCTTCATCTCTTCGGGACTGATGTTGCCGTCACCTTCGGCCACCGTGAGCATGTTCACGAAGACTTCTTCGGCGTCCGCCGGGTTGTTTTTGATGTCGCGAATCTCGCGCAGGATGTTCATGCGACCGAGACGGAAGCCCGCCTGCAGCTGTTCGGTGAACAGGTTGACGGTGCTGGTGATCTCGGAGCCGAAGTGCTCAAGGGCTTTGTTGGCGCGGATCTGGATGTCGATCTGAGCCGCTTCGTTCTTGCTGATCTCGCCATCCGATGCCGCAACCAACAGACAGCCACCGACGATGGCTTGCATCAGGTCACGATTTTCCAGTTTCTTGACTGCGCGCTTGGCGCCGAACAGCTTTTTACCGATACCGAACATGGGTGATTCCTCTGGGGTTGGGTTACATCCCGCTGCACCCTGTCGCCAAGGTGCAGAAGTGATGCTGTCCAGGTGATGGATCAGGCAAGCAAAACGGGCTGCTCAGATCGGCGCACCATTCGAACCTGAGCAGTGCGGCGCTCAGGCACTCGGCGATCACGCCGCATCGCGTCGTCACCAATCACTGCGTGAATCGCTATCAGTGCGGCAAGAACGAAGCACATCGGCGAAATGATCTGTCGGCGCATCGCTTCCGCCACTGCTGCCGTCTGGCGAGTTACGCCGAGCTTGAACATGGCGCAGGACAATCGCTTGGCTACGGTGCAGGCCGCGACATCGAACTGCCTCGCGATCTCCTTTGCAGTCATGCCTTGGGCGGTGCCGAGCAGGTACTGAACTTCTTTAGGCGCAAGGCCGCGTCCGAGATGACCCTTCCATGCGCCGCTTACGATCGTTGCTTCCATCGATGTGACTCCCGGTTGGTTTCCCAATGCACCCGACCAACCAGGTGCATCAGTGAAAATTTCCGTCCCTTCGGCGCTGCTGGCGCGGTACGGGCTCGTTCAGATTGTTTGTCCGACCGCGACACTGTCCGCCGGATAACTCGATTTGGCGCTTTACGCTGCACGCCCGGGTCAGTTGCCAACCCTCTGAACCGTTGAGGCCGGTTCATCGCTGCCTTCCATCTGGCCGGTTGTTATCCGGCGTTGGATGTAGTTAACCATCGGTATATTTGTCAGTCAATACCGATGGTTAATTTATTTTTGGTGGGTGTGAGATATGCTTTGCTCATAACTGGATGGATATACAGCTATCGGGAGGGTGAAATGGCAAAACCGGCGAAGCAACCTAAGCCAGCAGCACTGCAGGAGATGAGCAGCGTGGAGCGACTAAGCCTTCGGGTTTCGTCGATGATCAATTCGCCACGAGCCAAGGAAAGGTGTTCAGCGCTGATACATCGATTGGACTCTGACCAAGATATGGATTGGGAGGAGGTTATGGGTCGGATAGCTGAGACAGATGGGGTGAATATGATTTTCCAGGACGATGGCGGCGTCCTGTTGGAATGGGAGCCGCTGAGCGACGAGGATCGGGTTCTTGAGATAGGCGAAGTTGAACAGATAGAAGAGCCAGCGCCCTTCTGATAGACGTAAAAAAGCCCGCAGATTGCGGGCTTCTTTTTAATAGTGCAGTTAGGCCTTGCGAGCGTTCCAGATCAACAGCACCTTGGCATGAATCGTTACGTCGTCTATCCGTGCCTCTTGATCTCTGACGTGCTTATTGTCTGATACAAGCAAAAAGCGCTCGGAATCCAGCAATTGAATCCGCTTTATGAACAAGTGCTCATGCCAGGTGAGAACATAGATCCCGTCGCCTGCGTAATCATTGACGCCCTTGTCGACTATTAGCGGGTCCTTATCGTTGATCGTGCCCTCCATGCTCTGACCCCAGCCAGTAATCATGGCAAGGGAGTGAGGGGAAGTGTAGGTAATGCCTTTTTCGCGAAGTACATCCTCGCGGATTATCAGGTTTCTAATGACCTCGTTGTAGTCGCCCGGTACTTGGCCGTGCCCCATGGAAGCGCGCACATCGTATTGGCGAATGATGATCTCTTCAGGCCTCGCCTTTATTCCCGAAAAATCCGCCTGAATCACCTTTCCCTGCGCCTCCCCGGCCGCCGTAAGCGCTGCGGCTGCGATCTTCTCCTGCGCATCCGCATCTAGATTCTTACCGGCGTGCTTGCGGATCATCTCCATTACCTTCTCAGCGGCACTCGACCCGATTGGCACAACTGTCTTGTTAGGGGGGGTGGTCAGCGCTGCGATTTCTTCAGCCAGGCGCGGACTGAATGCTGAAACCGGCTCATCAAGCATGCGCGCAAGCACGGCTGCGAACTTGGTGTTCAGTGGATTGATGCCCTTGAAGTACAGATTTACTGCTGCCGGGGTCATCCCAGCCGCATCGGCGATTTTCTTTTGACTGAGCTTCAGTTCGTTCTTTTTCGAGAGGAACAGGTCGTGCGCAGCAGCGCATTCGGCGATCAGCTCAGGCGGGAGGATTCGTTTCTTGGTCATCGCGCGAATGTATACCAATGGTTAAAAATAAGAAGAAACCATCGGTATTGATTAAAAATTAACAGATGGTTAATATCAGCCTCATCTACAACCGAGGCCAGATCATGAACGAGACCCCCCTCGAGGCATTTGTTGCTGAGAAAGGCCAGTCCGAGGCAGCAAGGCTTCTTCGCGTTACGGCTCCCGCGATTCACAAGGCGTTAACAGCCAAGCGGGACATCCGTGTCCTTGAACTTCCTGATGGAAGCTTCCAGGCGAAAGAGCAACGCCCATTCCCATCACAGAACACCGCCGCGTTACCAGCGCTGACTGTGTGACGGATTATCCCGGATGCAAAGCGGGATGAGCAGAACGCCGTAATAGCTGTTAATTCATACAGTAAAAGGGAAGGGTTAACGATGATTGACGCAATCAGACGTTTTTTCACGCCGAAGGGGTCCAGATTTTCTTATCTGGACCCGTCGGTCGAGAGGGTGCTGCCGGTTATCACTCAGCCTTTGCTCAAGGCTGATGAGCAGAGCCGCAAAGCGTTCTACGCATCTCTTTTGAGAGCTGGCTTGGTATCGAAGGGTGGCTCGAAATGATCCTTGAAGGTGCACTCATTGCTGGCGCTGCGTTCGGTATTGCCAGTTTCGGATTTGTCGTTGGAATGATTGTCGCTGGATCGGCACGAGCTGGCGCCCAGACATTCCCTCTGACACATGTCAGCTTCGACAAAAACACTTCCGACACTGATCGCCTGAGTTTTCTAGACGAAGCAGCAAAATCGGTACGACTGGGGGCATTACGCCAATCCAACCAACTTACTGATAACTCCACCAGCGATCAGAAGGATTAACCACGTGAGCGACTTCCTGATCTTGGTTCCGTGTGCTTCCCAGAAAGCTCTAAGTGGCGGGCTGTTAAATCCCAGCATTCCGAAGTCACCGCCATCATACGTGTACACGCTTTTATCCCAATGCTTGACCTTCCAACGCGACCAAAGCGCTTTGATTTTTTTCATGTCCGGTCTCCGTGACCTTTTCGTGTGGAAGCAAAAAGCTACCACGGAAGCGCCGGACACCCATAACGCCTGAATCGCAGGCACAAAAAAGCCGGGCTGCAACCCGGCTCTTTCAACAACTTGTAAAACACAGTGGGGCCATTATGAACACGAATACCACCCCCGGCAATACCCCCAGTGTGGCGACACATTTCAGTAACTCGCAAAACGTGTCGCGACACATGTCATCGCGTGAGATCGCCGAGCTTATCGGTAGCTCTCACGACAACGTGCTGAAAACCATTCGCTCACTGGTTGCAAGGGGTGTCGTTTCTTCAAACGACACCCCTTACATCCATCCGCAGAACGGTCAGGTCTACCGCGAGTTCTTCCTTTCACAGCGTGACACTCTGGTTGTTGTGTCCGGATACAACGTCGAGCTGCGCGCTCGCATTATCGACCGCTGGCAGGAGCTGGAAGCCCAGGCCGGTCAGTTCCAGATCCCGGCAACCTATGCGGAGGCGCTGCAAGCCGCAGCCGATCAGGCGAAGGACAACCAGACACTTCGACTGGTCATTCTCGATCAGGCGCCGAAGGTTGCGGCAATCAATCGCCTTGCAGCTGCCGGCGGCGCGATCTGCATCACCGATGCTGCAAAGCATCTGCAGATCCAACCTTCGAAGCTGTTCGCGTGGATGGAGCAGAACCGGTGGATCTTCCGCCGCCAAGGCTCCGGCCGCTGGACTGCTTACCAGCCACGAATCACATCAGGCTGCATGGTCCACAAGGTGACCGCGCTTAAACCTGACCCAGAAACCGGCGTTGAACGCGCCGCTTTCGATCCTCTCGTTACCCCGAAGGGCCTTGCCCGACTGGCCGAATTCAATATCGGAGCTTCGCTGTGAGCGTTCAAGCAATGTCATGGGCGCTCGGTTTGCCCACTCAAGTTCTCAAAGATTCCAGCGCTCGGCACGTGCTGCTGTGCTTGGCCAACTACGCCGGCTCGAACGGCACTGGTGCTTTCCCATCCGCTACCACGCTGGCCGACGACACCGGTCTGTCTGAGCGCACCGTGCGTTACAAACTGGACGATCTGGAGAAGTCAGGGCTGATCCGAAAGGGGAATCAGGCGATCGCCGCTGTACACATCGACCGTCATGACCGCCGCCCAGTCGTTTACGACCTTCAACTATCGCGGGGTGCAAATCCTGCACCCCGTTCTGAGCGGGGTGCAAATGACGCAACGGGGTGCAACTCACAACAGAACGGGGTGCAGCCTGAGACAGAACGGGGTGCAGCGGCTGCACCCAATACGTCACTTAACCGTCAGGTAACCGAAGAGCAGCTGCAGCAGCGCGAGATCGATTCCGCTGTCGCCGACCAAGACCGGGGCGCCGTCGAATCGCAAGACGACCGCCAACGCTTCGCCATGTTCGCCACCTGGGTGCCGAACGAGAAGTCGCTCTCGGACCAGGTCGCAATCGCTGGTCTGCCGGACGATTGCGTGCCGGTGGAGGCGGTCCGCAAGTTCAAAGGTTTTTATTGCGCCAAGACGACAACGCGGGATTCCGGTTCCGGCTGGTGCTACCGGCTGGTTCAGTGGGTGAAACGTGAGCGAGTGCAGGCAGCAGGCCGTGGTCAAGAGCCTGATTTCAATGACACCAGCTGGGGTGATGACCTGGGAGGTCTGTGATGAATTCCGTTTCGAGTGTGCTGAAAATGTTGCCCAACGTCGCCTCGGCTGAGGGTGCACCGGTCAAGGTTGATCCCGGGACTGTACAGGTCATCAACGCGTTGTTCCGTGAGCTGATGGCAATCTTCCCAGCCTGGAAGCAGGCATGGCCTGACCAAGAGGCCGTCAACGCTGCGAAAGCCACATGGACCAAGGCCTTCATGGCCGAAAAAATCACTAAGGTCGAGCAGATTCGCTTTGGCATCGAGCAGTGCCGAAAGCTTGGCTCCGACTTCGCTCCGAGCGTCGGCAAGTTCATCATCCTTTGTCAGCCCACCCCGGAAATGCTTGGGCTGCCACCGCTCGAAACGGCGTTCCGCGAAGCGTGCCGCAATGTCCATCCATCAATGGCCGGCCAGGCGAATTGGTCGCATGACGCGATCTGGCACACAGCAAAGGAATCGGGCTTTGAAAGCCTGAACCGCCTTGAAACTTCGCTCGCTCGCAAGCTCTTCGAGCGCAACTACGTGATCACGCTGCGCCGCTTGATCGATGGGCTGCCGCTACAAAAGATGCCATTGGCATTGCCTGCCCGCGTAGATGGCCGCCGTACCCCTGAGATTGGAAACAGTGCACTCGCTCAGTTGCGCGCCATGCGCGCAGGAGCTGCCCAATGAGCGCGCTCGATAAACAAGTTTCAGGCGGCCATTACAAGTCGCTCAAAATCCAGCCGATCGAATACATCCACGCCAATGGCATCCCGTTCGCCGAGGGCAGCGTGATCAAGTACGTCACACGCTGGCGCGACAAGGGCGGCCTGGCCGACCTGGAGAAAGCCAAACACTTCCTTGAATTGCTCATTGAGCTTGAGCAAAAGGGCAGGGATCCCGAATGAAAGTGAGCTCGAAGAAACTCCGCGCCTCGGCGAACGGCCAAGACTGCACGCTGCGCATGCCCGGCGTCTGCAACCACAACCCGGAAACCACTGTTCTCGCGCATTTGCCTTGCGGGCAGAAGGGCATGGGCATGAAGGGCTTCGACACTGTGGCGGTTTACGCGTGCAGCGCCTGCCATGACGTGATCGACGGCCGCGCCGCCGGCGAAATCGATTGGCAGGACGTGCCGCGCGCCATCGCCGAAACCCACGAAGCCCTGATCAGGGCAGGAATTCTCAACGTGAAGGGGGCCGCATGATCGCCTTTATCGAAAGCAACCTTGTCGTAATTTATCTCGGCTTCGTTTTGACCGTTTGCGAAGCCGGCTTGTGGGGTATCCGCCGGATCAATCAGCGCGCACGCATTGCGCGTGGTGATCGCGGATGAAGGCATTCAGCCCAAAGCTGTTCAAAGCGAAAGCCGTCCGGGCCAAGCCAGTCGACCGGGAAGGGGCGGAGCAGGCTGGTCTGATGCGTGAGCTTGAGCGCTGCTTACCGGCCGTGTTCGATCTGATCTATCACGTCCCGAACGGCGGGCACCGAGTGAAGGCGGTGGCGGCCAAGCTCAAAGCCCAAGGCGTAAAGCCCGGTATTCCGGATCTGGTGCTGAACATGGCGCGCGGTGGCTACTTCGGTCTCTATATCGAATTTAAGGCCACGCCGCCTAACGACGCCCCGGTGTCGCCGAGCCAGCAGGAGCGGCTACGCAAGCTTAACGAGCAGGGCTATCTCGCCATCGTCTGCCGTGGGCACTTCGACGCGATGGAGCAGATCCGCGCATACCTTCGACTCGCTCCTACAGTGGTGGCCGCGTGACTGCATACGAACAGTTTTGGGTTGTTGTTTTCTTCGCGATTGTCATCGGAGTCCTTTGTGGGCACTTCATAGACCGCCGCCGGCAGCGCTCTATTGAAGATTTCGAGCGCAGGCGCCGGGATCGCAAGGCAGAAGTAGAGCGCTCGGCAAGGAAGGCATTATGACCACCGCCGCCCTGAAGATCACCGACGCCGAAATAAAGCGCCAGGCCGCCGGCACCGTGCGCGACCTGCGCGACATCGAGAATCGCGGTCTGTACCTGCGTTTCACCCGCGATCGCGCCCGGGCGTCGTGGTACCTGGTGCTCAAGGGAAAATGGAACCTCGTCGGCAGCTTCCCTGAGCTGAATGCCAAGCAGGTAGCCGCGGCCTTGCCGGGCATTCGCCTGCGCCTCGATGCCA